ATGTTAAATGACGCAAAATTACGCTCACTTAAACCAAAAGAAAAAGTTTACCGAGAAACTGATTTTGATGGGCTTTGCCTGGAAGTGAAGCCAACTGGAAAAAAATTCTGGCGGTATCGTTTTAGGTTGCATGGTAAGCAGCTTATGATGACACTAGGAGCATACCCTGCTATCGGTTTGGCCGAGGCTAGAAAAAAACGAGATGAAGCTAAAGCAGTTTTAGATACTGGCGTAAGCCCAGTTCAAGATCGCGCTATAAAAACAAAAGAAGCCGCTGAAAAAGATAAAGCAAATTCATTCAAAGATGTTGCACAAGAATATATTGAAAAGAGGTTAGTAAATAGATCGCCTGAATATGTAAGGCATTTTAAAGACTCACTTGAGCGTGATGTTTATCCTAAAATTGGCAAAAAAAATATTAGAGATGTTACATCTGCCGACATCCTTAATATCATGGATTCTACAATAAAAAGAATTCGTGAGAGGAACATGCAACACTCTGGTGAAGTATCAGCTATTCAAAATAGAACCTTCATTGGCGCAGTTATCAGATATGCAATTGCTACACTTAGGGCTGAATATGATCCAACCTACGCTGTTCGAGATGTCGTTGATCGACCTGAGGTGGAGCACGCTAGACCCCTTGAGAAAAAAGAACGTCAAATATTAATTACAAAACTGAACTCTTATAAGGGAACCACAACAGTTAAGAATGCTGGCCTTAGTCTAATGTATACAATGCTTAGAACGGTTGAAATAAGACGAATGACTTGGGATCACATAGACTTTGATGATCGAGTAATTAAATTTAATCGCGTCTCAAGACATAACCAAGAAAAAAGAGTTATGAAGAAAAATAGAACACATATTGTTCCAATGTCAGAGCAGGTTTTTAATATACTTAAAGAACAACATAAAATTAATGGCAATCGGGAATATGTTTTCGCAGCAATATATAAAGAAGGTATGCTAAATAAAACAACTTTAAATAGGATGTTGGATTTTATAGGTCTGAGAGATGTAACTGCACACGATTTTCGCGCCACCGCATCTACGCTTTTAAATGAAAAGGGTTATGATAAAGATTGGATTGAATTGCAACTTGCTCACACTGAAGAAAATAAAACTAGAGCTTCATACAATCATGCTCGATGGCTCCAAGATAGAAGAAAAATGCTTCAAGACTGGGCTGATATTGTAGATAGTTGGAAAAATTAATGGAGCATATTATGCAAACCACAGAACAAAAATTGACTAATACACTGCAATATTCATTTTTGATCCTTTGGAAAGAAGATAAACAAAAATGGGTTGTTGATTGTCAATTACTTAAGATTGAAATCGAAGCAGACACTTATAAAGATGCGCTTGATAAATTGATGCTTAAATTATTACGACATAAATTTTCAGATGATTTCTTTGATCTAATTGAGCTTGATAAAAAAGATTATTTGAGAGAGTGATTATGCCCTACTACATCAAAAAACACTCAAAATATCTCACACTCGAAAACGTCACTAACGAACATTACGATGATGACTACAATGTTGTGAATGAGAGTTATACAACGGGCTTCAACTGGACTTTAGACACTGAGTACGCAAAGAAGTTTTACACTCACAATGAAGCATCAGACTATGTTTATCGCTTTAGACATGTATTGAAAGATGTTCAGATTGTCCAAGAAAAGTTTTGAAAATAATTGATGGAAAAATAGCACTCATTAGAGTGCTTTTACGGCCAAGCATTGCTCAATCGCTCTGCATCAGCTGCGTGTTCATCAGCTTTTTGTGCCACGTTTCGATATTCTGTGATGCAACTTTCGAGTATGTCACTTGAGGAATCTGCGTATTCAATGACGGTTTCGCGGGAAGCTGCGGACAGACGTTGTTTTGCAATGCTGAGTTGCTTTGACAAGCTGTTAGCACTGGACTGAGCATCGCTAGCATCAGACTCAATTTGTTTAATTTTGGCATTGTAGTTTTGCTCCGCTTGAGTAATTTGCTCTGCCCACCTTCGTTCATGTTGAGCAGCTTGAATTTTTGCTTTTTCAACAGCTAGTTTTTGTTGAGTGATGTAGTCAGCGTGTTGTTGCTTCTGATCTTTGATTTCAGCAGCTTGATGATTTTGAATAAACAAACAGATCAATAATAAAAAAGCGAGAACTACAATGATGCATTCTCGCCAGTATTTAAGGACTAAATACAAATAACTCATGAGAACTCCTTGTAAGCATTCGCCAGCTTTATGTCATAATTATTCTTTGCATACTCCTTGCCGTTGTAACTCAGTGCAAAGTTCTTCCAATCTTGATTGCGCAAATATTTATCAAGCCCATTTGCTCTAATGAAGCGACACATCGCATCAAGCTGTGATGCTTCATCTTTGTACATTGCATTTATAAATGCTTGTAACGATGCATAGCCTAGAGCTTTCCAGTGATAACCCATCACCTGCCCTAAACCCCAACTAGCAGATTCAAGTGCTGAAGTTCGATCGTACTGACAAGCCGCATTCAAACGACCGTGCTGTGCAGAATACAAACCATACCCACCAGATGACTTTGCACATAGATCTGGACGTTCACGCATCACTTTGTCTGCTAAAGATGCTTTAGCATTTGCAACTAAGCGCTGCCGAAATACATGGCGTTCAAAAAGAATGACTGGTGTACCGTCGGAATTAAATCCACTGCCCTTGGCTTCAACTTTCATGACAGCTTGTAAGGCTGCTGTTGGTACATTGATGGCTTTGGCAGCTTCTGTGATTTGCTGTAATGTGATTCTTTTACTCATGGCACTTTGCCCCCACTGATAATTGATTTCCAAATAAGAATAAATGTATCGATCGCTTTACCACCCAAGTGCCCTGCTATGCCCGCAATTGCTGCGATTAATACAATCGGCATTTCCCAGTAAACACATAGAAGAACAGTGATAATTCCTGCAAACCCACTCGTAATCATTTCAGCTATAAGTCGAAAAATTATGTATTTCAGGGGTTTTGGTTCTTTTGAATTGTTGAGCTTATCCATGAATTTCACCAAACCTCCTAGCATTGCTAAAACGACAATCCAACCGTAAGTGATGATTGCTGTAACAACCTCTTTTAGTGCATCTTTATCCATTGTTTTTCCTAATTTTTGGCAATAAAAAAGCCCTAACTTATTAAAAGCTAAGGCTTGTTGTTGTTGGTTGGGTGATTATTCAGGCACTATTTCCTGCTCTACTTTTGGCAATTCTTGTAAGCGCAAAGTTATGCTGCGATTTTCAGGAATATCACGCGGTTTTGATAAGTTTGGAACAATATCGCCAGCTTCATCGTCAAACTTTTTAGCATAAGTCTTAATCGATATATCATTGTTTTCAAGCTGCTTATAGACAACTGCGACTAGCACATTTCCATTTGCATCTTTAGGTGTTTCAATGTACCAGCCATCTTGTGCAAAACCGCTTGAGCCTTTGACTAAATAATCACCAACACCTAGTTTCTCAAACTCAATATTCTGCTGCTGCGCTTCATTGTTGAGTTCGATTTTATCTGCAAAAAGCTGAACAATCGGGGATGCATTTTTGATGAAGCCGTTGCCATCAACAATCGTGTTGTCGCCGTTTCTGATTAATACTGGGGTTGACCATGTGCCGTTATTTCGTACACGCATTTTAGCATTTGCACAGTTTGACTCTCCAGCAGGAACACCCATTTGAAATGAATAACCAGAGTCAGATCGGTGCTGACCATGTACCAGCATGTAAAAGTTTAGTGGGGATGATGGGTGAGCCGTAGTATGATAAAACCCCGTCTCTGTAATAGTGTCGGGATTTCTATCGCCACCAAATCCGTTATATCCAAGTATGGCTTGTGAGCTACTAATTCTCTCTGTGGTTGTGTGGGTCGCAGCAGGAACAGCACCGCCTGATCTAAACTCATGTCTGCCACCGACTTTGAAGTCGAGGTATCCAGATTCAACATATACACCAGTATCCCATATTGCGAGACTATCGCCTTCGTAAACTTTAAGCACACCATGACCACTGCTATCAGCCACGTTTGCAAACTGTACATTCACTCTTGCATCAAAGTTTGGTGATTCTGCAATTTGAGAATAAGCTAACCCCCAAGAGCAGTTATTCAATGTTACTCTTGAGCCGTAAATATCCAGCCAAGCTCCAGACCCTGCTGGGTAGATATTTACATTTGTTTGAGCATAGCCTTGAATATTGTTAAAAATGACATCCGATTGCTGTGTGTACATGAAACGGTTCAAATAACAATGCTCGTAACCGAAGCTATTGATTACGATTTTAGACCATTTAATATTAAAAATAGCAGTCCCTGGTTCCCCTGACCAACCAAAGTAATCACAACCACAGGCATTCATTGTTGAATACATTAGATTGTTAAATTCGTAAGCTGTACCTGCTCCGCGACCAACAACCCAACAATTGTCGAACAAGTTTGAAGTACCAGTGCTAATCTTCCAGCCGTTACTTGCTTGGGATGTCACTCGTTGCCACACATTCATCCATGAGTCTTCGATATGAATACCCGTTGCAGCATAAAAAACACGGATTTGCGAGAACTTAGATAGAGCTACACCACGCCCGTAAATTCCATACCCCTTCCACGCGACAGGATCGCTCGTGCTCGTTCCGCAAGCTAATGCAAAGTTACTACAATCTAAATAATAGTTGTTTTCACCACCGGAACGATCAAAAGCAAAGATCGTGTCGACAGTGTAAGAATTCGAACCATCTTGAATAGTGATGGTATCATTCGTTGTCTTTGTGATACGTGTCACATCTTCGCCGAGTCCCGTAATCTTTCTAGGACTGTTTACGGTAATGCGTAAAGGTTTAGATGTATTGTAATTGCGTGTTAATTTTAACTCTTTTGATGTGCCGGAATTTAATGCCGCTTGTAATGGTACATAGTTATCTCCAGTTGGTTTAGCACCAAACATTTCAGGCGTTACAAAATCATAATTAATACGAACCCAAAAAAGCAGCGGATCAGGCGATGCGACAATCAATCCACCGTCATCAACTAACCCTGCTTTTTGAGTTGCTATAAACTCCCCACCACCTTCATTCTGATCGATGTTTACTGATGCAAGAAATACACGATCACCTTTCTTCGATGGTTGTGTTAATCTCAACTGAGCTAAAGATTCAATTCCTAAATTTCGTTCATGTTGGGTTAGATTTCCATCAACAACAAAAGAAGCATCCCAGCCTTTATCAACTGCAATTTGAGCCAAGCGTTCCATCAAATAGTTGTAGTATTCATCAAGCTGATCTAGTGCTACACCCTGCTTTCTAATTTCTTCCAAGAGATAAGCTCGAAGCTCATCATCTCGATCATCTACATAGGCTTTTAAAGCACTAATGCGGTTACTTAAAATCCAATCTGCCACACCCAATTCTTGAAGCTTCCACCAAATCCGATCAAAGTCATTATTCACGGCTGGTGGACGGAATGAGTTGTTGTAGGACTGGTAATCTGTAGTGCGACTAAATGGTGTATTTCGTTGAATGGTAATCTTTTTACCATTCTCAGGCGCAGTATTAAAAACCACATCACCACTGCTTAAAGACCACGAACCAACAACTGGCTCTAAATCATCAACCAGTACAATTAAATGGTCTTGATTATTACAATCAAAATTCAATGCAAAGCTTGTAGTAGTGCCATTCGCAGTATATTCAATGTATGGCGTTTGTTCTGATACAGCCATAAAGCCCCCTAATTCTCAAAGTCTAAAGTGGCTTCAACAACACCACCGCTTGTCCTCCAATTAGGCCGCTCGTTGTGCTGTTCTTTATTGTGTATTTTTCCGACTCGTTCAGGTGAGTCAGTTATAGCACGAGCAAGCGAGTCAAGATGGTCATCATCCTGATCTGACAAAGCTGGATTAAACTGCTGCATTTGCTTGTATTGTTCAGATGTATTTTCACCGTCTGGTGTATCAATGACCGATACATGAACCCACAACATTCCAGAGATTAAAGGTCCTTCTAGTGCTTCCAGAATGCGTTTATTTTTGTTTTGGGTAGAGTGCTGCTCACTGATGCCACATCGGATTTTTCTTTTCTTTAATGTGCCTTTTAGTGATGCAGGTGCGAAATTACCAATACCATTGGTTTCAATGCTGACACGGGTAATGTTAAATTCTTCGATCAGGTCGCAAAGCTGCCAGACTTGACCGCCGACAATATTGCCTTGTTCGTCTGTCTTAACGACTTCACCAGTCAGTTCAATCGAACGATGCCAGTATTTGTTACCTAGATCGTCATGTAACACCAATTCAACTGCGGAAGTGTCAGATTTAAGTTTGCCGCTGGATGGGTCCCATGAGCATGTCATGCCAACAATTTGACGTTCGCCCAGCATCATGCGCCATACACCATTCGCCCGCGTTAAGACTGGCTCAACGGCATACGGGATAAGTTTCTCTGGATTCAAGCGAACATCTCCTACGGGTTTGGCATGCATTTGGTATTGAGAATCCCATTCATTTAAGGTTCTGCATTCTTCCCTACGCCCCGCCATTTCCTCTGCTGTAAATCTTTCTGGCCATAAACTCTCAGAATAAAAGTCAATAAGATTGTGTTCTTCTAGTAAAACAACTTCCCAGTGTTTGTTTTTTTTATTACAGATATAACCCTTATCTTTCAGTAAATATTTTGAACCTTTACCAATCCCTGTAAATACATGAATAGGCTCAAAATCTAGCATGACCTTTTGGTTGATTTTTCCATCTTCAATACGTTTTTCATGTTCAAACATTTTTAAAATCAAGCTTCTTACACGGCTTAGTTTTTTAATGCCCTCATAAATCGAATCGTAAGTATGCGGAGTGCCGACCCATAATTTTTTTGCACCTGGTATAGCAATGTGAGTTTGTTCACTCAATCTACTTGGAAGTTTTTCTCGTGCTTCAGGGGTTCCAGTTGTTTTGGGCGTTTCAACATCATCATTTTGAATGAAATGTGCGCGGTGTCCTGTTACACCTGAAAGAATACCTTTTGCCAGCATCGTGCCGTAACGAACATCTTTTGTTCCTTTGACAAACCAACGCTCAGTTTCGCCTTTTTTTATCTGTACATTGGGATTATTTATGCAAAGTGGATGACGAGCCAATACGTCCCTTGTTCCACTACTGCATTTATAAGCATCCGAATCGGTTGTACCTTGATGCAATATTTGTGTTTCAGGCCAGCAATAAATAACCCATGCATTAAAAATATCTAAAATGGTGGATTTTGAATGCCCACGAGGTAACATTAATAATGCAATCGCACCAACAACAAGATAAAATTCTTGCAGGAACTCGCAAACAGACACGTGAAATTGTGGAACTTTCCAGTTTTGCAATTCTGCCCATAGCAAAAAAAATGCTAGAAAACTAATCTTTGGCTGAGTCATTAGCAATGTCTTGTTTTTAAGGCCTTGGCTTTTTCTTCCGCTTCTTTAATTAGCTTTTGTTCGTATTTTTCCTGTGTTTCTGGTGTAGCACTGATCGGATCAATCTTGCCTTTTTTAAATGCTAAAACACGCTCAATCGTTGCCAATACGCCCGCGGTATCTTTAGATATTTTGTACAAAAAACCCTTATCACCACGACCTTGTTTGTCTGCAATTGTGGTGTTAATGGCTGCGCAAGTTGTAATGATAAAATCGTCAGCAACTTCTTCAGCCAATTTCTCCATTTTTTCAACTTGATCATCGCGCATAGAAAAACCCCTGTTATATTGGTGTATATAACAAGGGTTTATGGTGTGTTTTGGTGGGTGAATTATCTTGGAACTGATTTTAAAGGTAGTTCTTTCAAAGTTTTGGCTTGTCTGCAAATTTCATAAACCATCATGAACTCATGTAGCGGCCTAAATGCATCTGCTAACTTAACTAGATCAACTACACCATGATGAACAGTTTGTGGCAATACAACGACTTTACCCTTATTGATTGCCACGTAGTAAAACAATCGCTCATCGTTTAAGTCTTGATATTGGAGTATTTCAGCAAATCGCACTGCTATTTCATGAGCTACAGGGTTTTGTAGACTCGGATAACGATGTGCTAAATTGTCTACAAATGACTGTAGCTTTTCCAAAGTGGCACTATCTTCATGCTTCTCGGGCTTTACATTTAAATCCATCACCTCAAGATAATGCCTAGCATCTTCAAAATGGAACGCCTTAAGCTCGCGGTAACTTGCCGAGTATTTGAAGTGATTCTTCAAGCGGCTCCACATTTGAACAATCAGATTTTTATTGCCTGCTGCGCGAGTATGGACGATGTTATAAAGAATGCCTGCTTGATATGGAGAGATAGTTTGCTTCTCATTCAGTATCCATTCCATCAGAAGTGAGTCGTATGCACGAATTACCATTAAATGAAATTTCGGACTAATCCACATGGCGTAAGCGTAGACCAATTCTTTTACAACGTATGTGCCTTGATTGGCCCCACCATGAAATGTCTTAACTGCAAAGACCAAATCTGGTCTTTGGTTTTCTATATCAAGGCTCACATCTGAGCCTTGCTCAATTTCTTTAATTAATTCTTGTGTTTGCTGATTTCGAATAAAACGTGTTGGCTTATGTTTTTCCTCCCCACCACTTGCTTTATGCAGATCATTTAAACAATAACGCCCATCTTCGTCCTGGCGAATATTAAATTCACCAATGGTTAATGGCTTATTGTTTGGGTTTAAAAAGTTTTGTGATAACATAGTCATGTTGACTTTCCTTTAAGTTGTTGACTTCAATCAAGCCCTCTGCCTGCAAGTGTTGGGCTTTTTTGTTGTCTGTTGATTTCATGCTTTCGCACCTTTTTGTTCTAAAAATAATTCAATAGCCTTATTTGTTAAATAATTCATTGAACGCTCGTCATTTTTCGACTTAGCTTTTAGTCGCTCATGTAAATCAATAGATACTCGCACTCGAACATCTACAGACTTTTTACGGTTTTCTTTCATCTTCATAGCTCCTTAGTCACCCTTTGGGTGTATAAAATATGTCACCCTTTTGGTGACTTGTCAATCACCATTTGGGTGACTATTATAAAAGCTGACTGTTAAGATGTTATGTTGATGGAATCAAGAGATACTGGAACGCAGCACAAATTGCGTATGCCACCTGAATTAAAAGAAAAACTTTTTAGTTCAGCTAAAAGTATGAATCGGTCTTTGAATGCTGAAATAGTTGCTCGCCTTGAAACAACTTTTGAGAATGATGATCACATTCAAGACTTAACCGATAGGGTTAAATGGTTAGAGAAAAATTTACTAAAGGTTATGCAAGAACTGCGTATGTATGACCCTAATAAAAGAGATTAAAAAAGGCGCATCACGCGCCTTATTTTTTACCCTACCTCATGGTAAGGTCGTATTTTAAATCCCATTTGCCAGTGATTACATCGTGACTTGGTGCTATCACAGCAAGTATCGTCCCTGCTGCCACAATTCGAATATCATTCTCAAGAGTTAATCTATCTATTAATCCCCATAAGATTAGATTGCCTTTTGTTAAGTGGTATTTTTTGCTATTAGTAAATCCAAAAACATATGAAGCCCCACCATTAACAGCAATTTTAATAACTGCCTGTTGTGTGCCCTCTTTAGTATCTACACCTTCAACAATACCAACATACGCCATATTTTCTACCAAATCTCCACTAAGGTATTTTTCAGCATACTCAAAGGCTGTGACATTATTTTTGAAATGTAGTTTATTAATTTTAGGCTTACTCTGAGTGAGTTCGCCTTTGTTTTGCCACATTGCTATCAATACAACCAATATCCCCAGTAATAGCATTGCAATTATATAAATCATATTAATTACTCATATCCCACCAATAACTATTTCCTAAATTTTCTAATCGCTGCTGTGTTTTAGGCAAATAGTCAGGGTCAATCATGTTTTGAAGTTTAGAGTACAGCATGCGGTCTACAATTAGTTTACTGTACCATAAGTTTTGAAGTGGGATATTACCTTTTAATGTGTTGGCTATTTCCATCATTCGGGTTGATTCTTTACCCTCAATAATATTATTCCCCATACCCGTAAGCAACATACCCAACTTCATGCTTTGTCCTAGCAATGGCCCACTAATAAAATCAGATGCACTGCGCCCAGTTGGATCAGACAAAGCACTCATAATATCGCCTAAAAATGACAATCCACCACCCTTTAAAAGCGACTTTCCAAAGAAATCAGGCGTAAATACTGGTTCAGGATTTTTACCGTTCGCTACGTTTTGCATCTGCACAATTAAAGCACCAGCTAAAGTCTGGTACGCAAGTAAAGATGCAAGAAATGTTGCCCGACTTTTTATATCATTTTGAGCAAATGCTCGATGCCCCATACGAAACATATAGGCTAAAGGAAATCCCTTAAATTGGAATAAAGTTCTACCTAGTTCACCTTGGATTGTACCAGCTTCACCTAAATTGATAATACTTCGCTCACGTACACCAGCCTCAATAATAGCCACACTTTCTTCATTAAAAATATGAGTCTGGTATTTCATTGCTGCTTTGTATCGAAAGTCCTGAATAGCTCGATCGCTTGTTTGTTTGTCAGGTGGCAGAAATTGTTTAATCACATCATCAGGCACATTAAAAAAATCATTCTGAGTTAAAACAGGTGTGCCATCATCACGCTTGCTTGGTTCAAGTTTTTGCCACAATTGCCAATCGCTTTCATTAATCCCATTACCTTTTAGGATTTTTAAATCCGCTTCACCTAGATCATTCCAACTGGTTTTGCGTGTCATCTCGGCAAGCTTATTCATATGGACCAGATTAAATGCACGTTTTGCTCCAGCAGTCACAGCATTTAATCCAGATATTTTCATTGTAGCGGATGCTAGAGCTTGCATTCGCGCATTGAATCTACCAGAAGCAGTTGCACTACTCACAACATCAGCATCACCAAAACGTGATACTGAACCACTCATTTCAGTGATACCCAAACCAAAACGCAATGCTTCATCGCGATACTTGCCTTGTGTGAGTTGCTTCATATATTCAGGTGCAATAGATTTGGTATAAGACAACCCAAGCATGTTGCCTATGCGTTTCATGCTTGCATGGTCACCAAATGTGGTGATGGTAGTACTGCCCAATTTTGACGATACCATGAGCGCACGCAGCCCACCCATAATATTTCCAAGAGTTGAGTCGATCGCCTTAGTGTGAGCATCCAAGGTGTTATACATGCTTGTTGCTCGATGAGCCTCTCTATCTAATGCACCGTGCTTTTGACCATTCTTAGGATCAGCTTTAGCTCGTATTAATGCTTCATTTAAAATGGTTTCAAAAGCCAACCTTGGATTAGAGCCAAAGTTTTGCATCATTGCCACTTCCGTTGACATGCGCTGAATATGATTCTTTAAAATTTCATGAAAGCCTGTTTCATTGTATGTGCCGTATTTGGATTGATAACTTAACCATGCATCACCGTCTTTAAAGTGCAATGCTCGGGCTTCTTGGTGGCGATTTGCCATTTTGCTGCGCCCACCAATTGGAGTAATGGCATCGGTTTTCTTTTGTTGATTTAAAGCTTTTAATTCCTTGTTCGCCCCATTGGTTGCGATGGTCTGATAAACATCATCAAGCACGGTTTTAAGCTCAGCATCGTTCATTAAAGAACCATCTTCTTTAACGTACTGATTTCGATCCAAGCCTTGCATTACATCATTGACCCATTCAGATTGATCAGTGAGAGCCACTTTTTTCTGATCATGAGAAGTCATAAAACCATAGTTATCTAACTTCTTAATATTCCCGCCATTACGGTTAAAGGCTAAACGCATTTCTTCTAGCGTTTCGCTTACCTCTTTAGCCATTGCCATAATTTCTGGATTGTCAGATTTGCCACCAAACATGACTCGAATAATGTCATCAGTCATAGTTTTATTAACTGACATTCCAAATCGCTCTTGTGTTTTGGTGAACACATCCGCAACTCGTGACATCCATAAGCTATGTAATGCCTGCGCTTGTTTTTCCGCTGACTGGATGCCGCTTTGATCCGAGAAATAGGCTATTTTACGCATCAAGGCTTGTATGGGATTAAGCTTTGGATGATTATAAATCTGCGCTTCAATCTGTGCCTTTAAGACCGCATCGCGTGCAATATTTTGATTATTCTTTGCAATCTGAATAGATAGGTCGCTTGCCGTTTTTTGTGCAATCGCTTCTGCCCGCTCGGCTGCACTTTTCATAACCCAATCGGGATCAGTCCGCGCTAAAATGTTTTGCGAACGCTGATACATAAGTGAAATGCGATTACGATAATTGGTGGGTGTTTTGCGCCCTAAGGCTTTCTCTACTGCTTCTTTACACTCTGGTCTCACGCTGCATCACTCCCAAATTTCATTGCACAACTTGCTAGAGCCTTGACGGCGCTAATATCTTCTTTGGCAAAATCTTCTTGATCTCGAATATCATCCAGTAAGTCACGAGCTGAAGCTGTAATAACTTCCTCATTACCATCTTGATCTAAACGAGTATAAGTAATCTGCATATCTGGATTAGACTCCATGATTTCCAATGCCTCACGCCCATCTGCCGTACCTGCAAATGAACCATATTCATTACTGGAATCTTTGGATAAGTCTGGCACACCATCTTGCCGTTTTGTCTTTGGTTGCCAGAATTCACGCTCAAGTGCTTGGGCTGCGTCATTCTGGCTTTTTGTTAAAACATCATTGCCTTTTGATACTGCAAATAAATCATGCCCATCTTTAACGGCGCGAACAGGACTAATCGTTCCATCACTATTTATTTGTCGCTCAAAAGTAGTATTGTTTTTTTTGTTGTGTAGTTGCTGCAATGTAGAGCCATCAGATTGCGCCATAGTGCGTTTTAAATAATTATCCGAGCGTGTGACTTGCCAATTATCAATATTAGCTGTGGGCGCATCTGACGCAACAATAGCCCCATTAATCTGATCAATCGCATTATCTGGATTGTTGATTGCTTCTTGCTTTACGCTTTCGACAGTAGATTGTTGAGGATTAGAAGTGGTTTGTAGTTGCTCAACACTTTCCTCAAGTTGAGCCAAACGAGTTTCACTAGAAACACCTTTGCCAGACAATGTAATTTGTGGCTCAACATAAGCCACACGATTTATATTGCCATCAACAGGTTGATAATGCGCCGTATCTTTAAGATAGTTCAAATCCTCTTGGGTCATTGGGGATTCCAAATCCTTAAAGCTAGACTCAAGGTCGCTTCTCACATCGATATCATCAACAAGGCTTTCATGCATCACATTAGGCATTGCCATAGCTTCAGCATCAGCTTGTGATTTATATTCTGGTGGTCTTGAATAGTCTGCTTCAAACTCTGGAAATTCAGAATCAGAACCACGAATAACAGGCGCTTCTTTAGGCTCACCCAAACTTTTTGTAATTCTATCTACATATCCGATTGTCTCAGGATGTGTTGCCTTACCTGTTTTTTGAACAGATCGACCTTGCTTATATCCACCATTATAATGAGCAGCAATCACTCTTGGGTCTTGGGTTTTATATTCTCTGGAAATGTCACGCACCAAGTAATATGCGGCTTCGGTCATGTCAGTTGGATTATTGATATCCCAATTTTTGTTGTATTTCTTTTTCAAGGCGTTAAAAGTGCTTGGAATAAACTGCATAACTGAACGAGCACCTTTTGGCGATACAGCATTGTTATTTGATTTCTCCCCACTTTTACGAATGGCTTTGATTAGTGGTGTTGCCCACTGCATTCCCATTTCAATGCCTTTGTTATCTGCAACAATATCAAGACGTGGATCATTATATTTGAGAGAGCTAAACTCTGAAGCATCAATATTTACAGGCTGAATGGTGTTAGTAACAGGGGTAATGGACTTGCCTGTTTTTGGTGTGATTGCAACTGTTTTAGGCTTGCCAGTAACAGGGTTTTGTAGGCTTACAAGCTCATTATTAAACATCTGCTCCATTGATGAATCTAAGGCATAAAAATGAGAGTTTGCATCTTTAGCATTCTCAGGCTCAAAAATATTTGATTTTTCAGCGTGTTCAATATTGGCTTGAATATGTGCAGCATCAGTTGCGGCATCTGTCTGTTTAATTTGTTTGGCTTGCTCTGGTCTCAATTTCCCTTTATTTGCCCATAGGTTTAAAAGTAATGCCATTCCACCATTTGCAGCAATCGTTGTAGGGCTTATAGCATTTTCCTGTAATCCCTCCCCATATTGGGCAACTTTTTTAACATCATTGTCTTTAAGGTAGTTGCCCTCGACATAATCACCAGCAATACCACCACCAATCGCAAGCCCAGTTGTTGCAACTGCGTCAGCTACAACATTTTTGGCAACACCGTGGGCGGGAATGGCAAAAGTTGCAGCATCGGTGACACCACGAATTGCAGCACCTTTAGTTGCGGTGCTTTCATCGGCCCCCATATTAATTAGATCTGATTTTTCCGACTCATAAGACTGGAATCCAAATAGCCCTGCTTGAGCAGCCACACTACCAATACCACCTGTGCCAATTGTGGCTAATGCATTCCACCCAACTTTCGTGAAGTCGCGTGTCAATCCATAAGTAAATTCACCCGCTACCCCTAAATCATCAGGTTTAAATATAGAAAGGTTTTGCGCCCGCAGCGCTGCTGCTTTCTTATTCCCGCGCAATACAGCATCAACCGAAGTTGCAGTCTCAACTGTACCCATCGCAATACCAGATACAACACCAAGCCCACCATCCGCAATAGCATTACGTTGGGATTTTGGCTTATATCGTGGGTCATCTTGATTCAGGCTTAATTCGTCATCTGCTAAAATGTCCATGCTCACCTCAATGTAATTCAAGCGTTAGGCGTGTTTGTTTCTTAGGGTCTTTATTGCTGTTTTTATCTAAGATATAGCCAGAACCATTTTTAAAAAAATACTGATATGGATTTTTAGGGTTTTGTTCTAATGGTAAATCTAAAAAGAAATCACGGTCGGAGCCACCATAAGTGCGAGAGTTTTGAGAGTTAAAGGCTTCTAGCTGATCTTGAAATGATTTTTCGCTTACTGTGTGTGGTCGAAGTACAGTACTTTTGCTGCCCCAGCCGCCCGAAGTGAACTTACCGCCAGTAACCTCAAGAATAGCCTTGTTAAATAAGTCAGGATCAATGTTTTTGGCATCTAATTTCCCAGACTTGTCTGTTAGTTTTTCAGACTTCTGAGCAAGATATGCATAGTTCGCCTTAACCGAATCAAAATATACTTTGTATTCTGGAGAACCAGGTGAAGCTATTCCTTTTAAATATTCAGTGACCTGATAATTAAGCCCATTGTCATTCAGCTTGACTAAGTTTTTATCTAACAAATCCTGTCCAGAAACCACTTGATTTGCAATTACTGGTAGATTTCTATTGTTTAATGATATCGCCCAGCGAATTGAGTTTTTGTCACCAAATACCGAGTTAATCATATCTCTCGCAGCATTGGCATTCCCTGCACTAGCCTTAAACAAACTTGATCCCAGTTGCAGTTTTTGTGCTGAATTGGCAGTTGATATGTACTGCTTCATTTCTGAGATTTGTTGTTGAGCAAGTGGGTTAGATGAACCTGTTGCGCCACGTTGCTGTCTAGCCGTGCTGATAGTGATGATATTTTTTTTCAAAGCTTCAATAGCCGATGGGTCGCCTTGTGCTAACAATGTTGTTGGTACTACTGGAATTTCTCGTCCAGTTGCAATGGCATAAGCCATTGGTGCATTATTTTTCTCATACCCCAACATCTTGTTATGCGTTTCTTGTAGCAACTTCAATCTAAGCTCTGCTGCCTTTGGATCACTTTGCGGATTGTTCTGCAACTGTGTCTGCTGCTTTGTGATATATGTTAGGCGAGCATCTGGCGGCATGGTTGCCAAAGTCCTTGCCTCAACCTCATTGTTGCTATAATTTTTATATTGTTGAATAAGCTCTGGATCACCAGAATTTATGACAGAGTTCATCCACTTAGCTTTAACATCATCTGTCGCTGGAATACCGCTGGTAATAGAATCCCAATAGCTAGATAATGAGCTTTTACCTATGCTAACAAGTTCTTTGTGTTGTGATTCTGCCGCCTTATTGTTCTGAGCTATCCTCGACAATGATCTCTTTGACCAATCAATAGCCTGTTCCTGAGTTAAATCAGGATACACTTTAAGTATGTTTTCAGGTGTTGTCATTGTAGACAACTGCTGATTATCATTCATGGCTCCATTGAACCAAGCATTTACGCCATTTGTGGAAAAGTCATTTTTATAACGGCCTACCGAATTTTCCACCAACCCAATAGGCAGACCTTTTGAAAGGCCAAATGTGCGTATCGACTTCTCACCATCCTCTACAGTTGTGCCAGATTTTAAAATATTACCTACCAACTCATTAAGTTGCGATGATGCTTGTGATTGTGCAGCCTGTTGGGCTACTGGCATGTATTTTGAGGCACTTTGATAGGAAGTTTTTTCAAAGAACATTTGAAAATCTTGCTGCTTTGAGGATGGGATATTTGGCTCATACTGACTTCGTATTTTTCCAATAGCATCTTGCCTAGCTTGCACAGCATTTTCTAAAGGCAAATTCCCGCTTTGTATTTTGGAAGTGAGATCAGCATCAATTACATCAACATCTGCTGCAAATTTAGAGCGCTGAAAAACATAATTCGCTGTATCATCTTTTTCCTGTTTGATTTGCTTTTCTTTTTGTAGGCGATCATTTTCCTTATTTACTTGCTCAAGTGTGTTGCCCACATTCTGCAATGAATTAGCAATCATTTGACCGCTTTGGTTTTCTGGCATCTGGATACGCTCTACCTGTGGCATTGCGTTACCAAAATTACCCATAGGGATTCTAGCCATTATTTCCAGCCTCCTTTTGCTACAGCGTTCAACGCACCAGTCGCTAATGCGGTATTAGCATTATTTTTGTAAATACTGGATTCAGCCTGTAATCGCTGTGATGAATTAAACCCACTGATTTCGCTCATTGCCGCATCATACTGTCCATCGCGTTCAATTTGATCATTAATTGTGACAGCCGTACCCTCATTCACACTCAAGCCATTTTCGGCCGCTGCTGCACGTGCGGCTGATTGAACCTTTTCTTTTTGCTTGCGGATGCGCTCCGCTTCAAGTCGTCCTTGTGCTGCTGCTGCATCTGCATCAGCCTGTGCTTGTTCGCTTTGCGTTTTTCCGTTTGAATAAGCGGAATATCCTGATATTGCTGCGCCTGCTGCTGCGGCGACTGCTGCTACTGCTGCCCAAGACATTATTCAATCTCCTTCGCTTTAATTTCTAAAGCATTAAGAAAGCTTTTAATCTGGTTATCAGGAACAATGACCTGTCTTTCGATTTCATCTAAGTCTTTGGATTCAGTTGGATGTACCGTAATCCATGAACTATCCTCATGAAAATAACCAATCCGTTTCGTCCCTGCTGCTGACTTTAAAACCACTGGTGCTTTTAAATATTCAATGCCGTTTTCTGTCACAACTGTTACAGCGCCTTTAATTAAAATATTCATATGTTCAGTGCGGTGCATTTTACTAACCACTAATGCCCCTGCTGGTGCATCCATCTGGCGCATATATACATTAGGTGCGAAATGGTGAAAAACTGGTAATTCAAGCTGTGGTAATTCACCGACTTGCTGCTGCACATCACACACAACATCAATGTAGGCTTTATTTTGAATATCACCCAATATTTGAGCTAAAAGCTCTGTGCTGTCTGGCGCGATAATCTCATTCATGCTTTCAGCTCCATATCTAGCAATGTGCCGTATTGCTTTAATCCGAAATGCCCATATAGTCGAATGCAACCTTTGGATTCCACACCAGTTGTTGTTCCCACCTGAATGCGCGATGCTCCGTTCAGTTGCGCCCAACGAATAAATCCATCGACAAGCATGTAGGCTACTCGTGTTTTACGGTGTTCAGGCTTCACATACAACACATAATCAAACGCAATCTTTTGATCATTAAACCAATCTTTCCCGATACCACCAGCAAAGCCACCAACCACCTGACCATCGTTTTCCACAACAAGAAGTAATCCATCCTTGAGCAGTGTTTTATAGTGACTTGCTACTTTTTCTGGATCATATTCTCGCTCTTGATAATTTGGCGATTCAGCTATAAAAAGCTCACCAAACTGCACAAGGATTGGAATGTCTGAAAGGTTTGCTACTCGCAGAATCACACTATTTCTCATTAATAGACATTTGCATAGTGATAGCTTGCAAGTGAAACGGCAGCGGTTTGTTGTGCGAAATGACAATCGGCGCTTCATGCAGATCAGACCAATAACCACCCTCAATCAAATGGTAGCCAGTCATCGGGATTTGAGCATCCATCGGTGTTTGATCAAAAGTGAATGTTTCGATCAATTCTTTATTAAACTCAGCGCCAAGCGTTTTATTGAAAAAGAATGCTGTACGATCAATCTTAGCTTTGTAAAGCATGGTAGATAACGGCGTTTGACTGAGTTCAGGTGGAAATAACTCTGCGGTACTTTTGATAACCTGACCCACCTTAACGACCTGACCTGCCATATCCTGAAAAATCAATTCATTGGTATTTTCTTCAAAATCTATGGTGTAAATTGAGTCACCAGAAGTCTGATAGATATCAATTTCGTTCAGATAAGAAAAGCCAAACTTGCTTATTTTATTGGCTACTGACACCGTAGCATCGCGCTGTGAATCTAAATAAGCATTAAACGATAGCTGCTCTAAGTTCACAGTACCGTTTCGGTTGATCAACATAAAACACAAGTCATCACCCAGTGCTGTAGGCACAGAACACATGCTTAGAACCGTGCCGCCAAAATCTTGTTGCGCCCAAGCAATTACCTCTTGGTCACGATTGAATGTAATTGAAGCGACTTTCCCATCCCCAAGAACGCACCAGACAATGCTCTCTGGTTCCTGTTGATAGCAAATTTCATTGATACCGCCGTGCAATTCACCGATATGTGACGACAATGCGCTAATCTCAGGCGATACTAAGCCGTCTACTTCATAGCGATATGACAAAGCTCTGAGTCGCTCACCACCACGCTGAATGAATAAAATCTCATTACCGACTCGGCAAGGTCGTGTAACAGGATAAGCACCAAAAGCGGTGTGTTCGTTAATATTTACAGTGGTTGGTGTTAAAACCCCGTCCGATGAAACCATGTATTCACCGCCAGACGTGAGGCATACCACACCGCGCTGTGCTTCCAGAAACAAAATACTATTTGCTAAACCAGAAGCAGATACAACACTAAATGCATCACCATCATCCGTGGTTTCCAGAAAGTTAGCATTGCCGCCTACCGCACTAAACCAGATTTTATTCGGTGCTTTTTTGGTATTTGCTAACACTAGTCGCTGTTTAAAATAGGTGCAGCAGCGCGGGTAACCATCATCTGAATTAAAAGCCAGCGGCAATATGGTCCACGATCGCTCAATTGCCTGAACATCATCATCCAGTTTTTTAAGAATCTCACCGTTGATGACATTGGTCGCTACATATTGAGTAATGCGAATGATACCGCCATTCACTTCTATGTATTTACCTACGTCTGAAGCTGAAAAACCACCCGACCCCGCCGTAACTTCAACCCAATAACTTGCAGAAATATCAGGCTGTTTATTGTTATTATCCTGTGTCGCCTGATAAGTTTTACCTGAGTATTGAATAACATCACCAGTCAAATAAGCCGTTGTACTGACCCAACTATTGATTGCATCAAGCGTAAAGGACACAAATGCACCAACATCTTTACCAGATGGTTTGCCTTTACGAAAAGGACTTCTAGCATTCTCTGAGTCTGTAGGGGCATTGGTAAAAACAAATGGAGAGAACTCCCAATTTGTAAAGTCTGGTGAGCAGCGGAAACGCTGAACAGGCACATCATTGTGAGTAAAAAACATCTCATAACGATATTGAACAAACTGAATGATCGGGATTTGATTGGCTGTGTAAGGTGTGGAAACCGTAGCTACGACATTCTTTGAACGTGGATCATAAATATCCATGACATACGGCTTTAAAATAAGCATGTATGACTTATCAGAACTCACTACAAATGGGATTAATCGAACCGCATTCGCCATAGTGTCTGTAAAAAATGTACCTGGTCTCTTTCTTACCCCACCCTCAACCAATGGAATTACGTTTGTAAGCTTTTTGGCTCCATTAGCGTATTGTTGAATATCAGTTCTGGTATAAAGCGTAGGCGCTAATTCCCCAGCACTGAAATTATTTTTCATGATGTACTGTTTCATTAGTAGCGTACCTCGCTAAAGCGTGAATGCGGATAAGCTACAAAGTCCTGTGCTGGCTTTTCTTGTCCGTTGATCGCTCTGGCTTGCTTCAATAACATTTGAAGTTGTTGCCATGCACTATCGGCTTCCGCTTGACTGCCAGTAATCGGTTTAGCTAATTTGCGTACCATGTACAGAGCCAAACATTCACAAAACAATGAATCCCATGTTTGCTCGTTATCGTTATCAAACACGTAAACCAGATTAATTAGGCTGCAATTCGCCAGAATATGACGACCTTCTATTTCATAATCCAGATCGCCTGCATCGATCACTCGTAAAAAGTCATTAGGCAATGGAAATGCATGGCTATAGCCAAAAGTCGGATGCGTGGAGACTGGTGCAAGCTGTATCCGTTTCTTTGCGAAAGACCACGGATGCATTCGCAGCAATGCCTTGCGTGTTGCGTCATAGATCGATGCACAGCGCCGTGCATTTTCTGTATTGTCATCGAGTGAATTGATTGACTTAGCGCCAATCATACTCAGTGCTTCATTGCATATACTGACGTTTGTCGTTGTCATAAGAAAAACCCACTCACTTTTGGTTATAGTGAATGGGTTTTAAATGTGGTTTGTTGGGTCAATTAAACGAGATAATCAATCGCAACAACTTTCTGCTCATTGGCACGACCCGCACCAAACGAGTGAACACCACCAACTTGTGAAATGTTCTTTTTATCTGGGCGTTTGGTGATATCAAAGCCTGTGATATCTGCATCACCAAAATGAACCGCTGAACCTGCATACATCACTGTGCGTTTTTCAGTTGCACCGCCAGCACCATTGTTTAGCTTTTCGTATGGAATCCAGTTTACGCCAAGCCATTTACCTGCCACAGCACCCTCTTGTAGCATCTTGACTGCCATAAAATCAGCACTGGTCAGTGTGGTATCACTCAAAATATCTTCTAGCATTCCCGCTGTATAAAGAATATTAAGGGTTTCGCCGTTAAACTCATCACATTCGTTTTGACGAAATAACGCTTTCGCTTTGATGATTTGCTGTTTAAGCGTACCAAAACCAGAAAGAATAATTTGACCAGCTGGCAAGTTCACAGTAGCAGTTGACTTAACGCCCGCATCGCTCACAGTGGTACGCGGAATGCCTCCCACCAACGCCTGATAAATAATGTCATCAGTTTTGCGGTTACGTGCGCTGATCAAGTTTTTCATGTACTTGTCAGATGGATTTGCTTTTAATTTTGGCAAATCACGTGATTCGATCGGGATAAACAAATCGTAATCTGCCATCAATGCAGTACGAACCCCCGCATCTGGAATCGTCCACGGCGTATCACCAAAACGATTGCCTGATGCAGTCATTTCTACCTGACCCATATCATTGATCGTAAATGATTCACCCTGAATTTTCCCACGATTCACCACTGTTTTAAGCAGTCGTGATTCGTTTTGCATTGCTGCTACTTCGTATGTATCTGCATACTGAATAACAAACGCCGCCGTGATTTTATTTTCATTAACCATTGGCATGATTTAATGCTCCGTTACTTATATTGCTTCTGATACCAATTTTGAACTTGAGCAGAAACACGGGCGTGATCTGGATGCTTGTCATTCAAATAGGCTTCCGATTGAAGTAATGATTGAATATCTGTTGAGCCGTTCGGTTGGGCATTATTAACTGGCGTATCTTCAGCAAGTTGCTGACCAAAATAAGCAGCCATTTTTAATACCAGTGGGTTATTGCCAAATTCAGGGCTATTCACTTCTTCAGCAGTTAAAATGCCGTTAGCAATTGCGTTATCTGCCGCTGCTTTAGCGAATCCAAAATTAGCCTTGGTGTCATTACCCCACGCTTCAGTCATTGTTTGAATTGCGGCTTCATTGTCTAAAGCTGCATTGGCTTGCATGAGATTCGGGATAATTTCGTTATACTTGCCTAAAACAAAGCCAAGCTGTTCATTTGTAAGCCCTGCTTTGTGCGCTTCATCAAGAAAAGCCTTGTTTTCTTCAATGCCTTTAAACTCGTCAAAATCAAAGCCATCGATGTCTACTGCGTAGGCATCGGCAGATTCAGGAACCGTAACGGCTGGTGTATCTTGATTGCCCTGAACATCTTCACCGCCATCCTGAATTTCACCTTCATGACCACCACCCATAAGGCTAGTCTGAGTTGTATCTTGATTTTGCTCTTGCTGTTGTTGATCAGTCATTGTCTGATTCCTTGTAGTCTGGGTTATTTGCGCGATTTACTTGATTGAAAATAAAGCCGATTACACTTGCTTGACCTGCGCGATAGCACGACTCCCGCTCTGCATCTTGACCGCCACGGACATAGGTTGATTTATTAGCAAAAGTGAGCTGTAAATGATCTAAAACACGCTGACCATTGATGTCTAAATCAAATACATTGCGATATGTGCCAGGTGTTGCAGCACTAAGTTTTCGTTGTTTAACGAATGTTCCTTGTTCAGATTGTTCTTCTATGGGTTTTGAGGTTGTCAGATCATCAATTTGAGCCTGCAAGTCAATAGCAACTTGTGTGTAATGATCTAACTCAAGCTTAGTATCAAGATGTAAGCGATTTTCATCCCAATATTTTTCCTTCCATTGGTCAACCTCTTGTGTAACTTCGCTCTGCCACTCCTCTGCACCAAGCCATTTCCCGTCTTTAAGCACTTTCAGCGTAATAGCTGTGTCTTTTAGATCATGATTTTCAGATTTAAGGATTACCGCCCAAGCTAATGCAGCAACAAATAGAATCATGAAAATAATTAATATATAAATCACTGCACCACCTCGCTTGATAATTGACTGCCAATGCCTTTCGCCATTGCATCAGCACCCTTTTCAGCAATCGTTTGTTGCATCGCTGCCTGTTGCTGTGCTGCTGCCTGTTCTTCCTGTGCTTTCTGACGCGCTTTTCGTAACTCTTGCACTTCATCAGCCGTTCGCATAATTGTTTGCGGAACACCGCGACCAGTGCCGACAAGCACCGCTACAGCATCAAAATCAATATTGTCGAGAATGGTTTTATCTACTTGCGCCATTGCTCCAACGCTTGCAACGTATTGCTCAGTTGCCATCACTTCTTCCATGCGCTGAGAACGTGCCAACGGCGATACAAATTTAAATGACAAATTGCGCCCCCAAAGTTCCTGCGGTGGCTGACCTAACACACCAGAACGCAATGCCAAGCCAAAACACCGATCTAAGATTGATTTCAAGTACTCAGACTGCAAACGTCCGTACATCGGCCCTAACATCTGACGAATGAGTTCTACTCGTGTGTGAATCTCGGTTGCTGTCATTTGCTGTGTACCGATCGGCGGCAACTGATCAGCCATAAGCTTCTTGCGAATACCGCCTTGCAAATTGGTAATGAGATAATCTGCAATCTGGAAGTTAGTACCGTCATCCAGTCGCTTCATTGAATCAACACTATTTGCTGAAATTACTTTTCGTGGCCCAATACGCACTGTGTACGGATTTAAAACGCCGTCATCTTGCGCAATCCACATTCCACCAATCTGCAATTCTGCTGAATGCAATGTCTGCTTCATCAGTTCATTCAATGTTTTCGCATCAGCCAAAGCCAAAGTCATCTGACCATTGCCATAAACTGAATTGGGTAAGCGGCGCAAACGTGGCACAGCGCATGGAAATTCGTGATAGCCCGATTCTTTTAACTGGTGTTTATTGCTCAAGTCGATGTGATATGAAGCAAAAGGCATGTCTTTATTGATCTGCCCTGCACCTTTTGATTTTCGTGGCTGAATCACATGGAGGAGCTTGTATTTCGTATCTGGTTGATTTTTTGCAGTATTTATCACACTAAAATGGCAATTCTTTTCACCATAAGTATTGATCATCGCTTCCGCTGTCATTTCATGTTCGCGATAAATCGTATCGATCATTCCATCAGAACGTGTAGAACCGATAAAACAATTGCCGATATGCCACGACTCAAACACATAACCGCCACCTGTTTCACGATCAATATCTGTATAAAGAACACCCCAGCCAGCCGTGACAATATCAGTCACAGTTTCAAAGCTTTCTGAGTCAAAATTAGCAGCATGAATATTGCGCCACATAAATTGGCACACATCTTCGAGCCATCTTTCACCTTCTGTTAGCACCGATAAATCATCGATACCATCAGGCTGTGCTTTGAACCAGATTGCGTTACTTGGTGTCACGCCGTTCATGATCATTGAAACAAGCACCTGAACCGCATCTGCTGCGGTTGAGTCGTACAAATCAGCACGTTGTGACTGCTGTGTCTTGCTGTTATCAATCACAGAAGATGAAAAACATTGTTGACGCTCAGGCGCACCGAACTTGTAACATTCAGTCCAATGCGACTCGTAGTTAGAACGAGCCGATTTTAATTGATCAAGTCGAGTGCATAGAGTCTGAGCGAAATTAGACATTAGCCACCGCCTAAGGTTGTTTTATTGCTTGTTCCAGAATCGAAAGCGCCACTTAATACGCTTGACTGGTTAGCCGTGCGCCGTTGTGCTTTCTTGGTATTTGCTTCAATTACAGCTTTTTCCGCTGCCGCCGCTGCATCGGCTTCTGGATCTTGTTTTACGACTTTGCCACCGCACATAGCTTTATCCTCGTGTCCAGCCTTTTTCGCTCAAGTAAATCTTTCCAGCGTTAGATGCTGTACTTTCTTGAGTTTCTGACGCTGCCATGGTTGAAGCAGAGCGACGAATCTGACCCTTTAATGAGTTATTTTCCGCTTGAGCTGCTGCCAATTTCGCTTGTAGTTCCTCAACCGTTGGTTGTTTGTCCTGTTCAGTCGATTGTTCGTCACTACCAGTTTGCTGTTCACCTTGAGTTTCAGTTGTCGAAATCTCATCTTCTGGCGCTGCTGTGGTTGCACCTGGCACTTGTGTTTTTCGAGTAGCCATAAAAAAGCCCTATTCGTTGTGAATAGGGCTAGTTTTTAATGTTGAACGCTGTGGTTTGTTGGGTGTTATCCATTGCTTACCACACGTTTAAGCTTGTTCCATTTATTCTTTGACTTAGCAACACTATTTGTCACAATCTCAAAACCACAATCACCACAAGACACGGCGGATTGCTCGTTGTTACCATCTTCGTGACAGTAGTCACTTCCACATTCTGGGCACGGTAAAAGTGGTTGCTTGTATTCAGCATCGGTGAATTTATGTTTTTTCTTACTCATTTCAATATTTCCTCATCCAATTGTTCAATAACCCCATCCAATTGATCTAAAAAATCCTGCTGGCCGATCTTGTAGCGATAAGTTGGCCATTCGCCCTCACGCGGGAATCTTTCAATGCCTGTTTGTTCGCACCAAAGCTCGATAAATGCGTCGCCGTGATCGTAGAACGGGCGTGATCCTGTCGCCCAACTCGACACCGCTGACGATGACGCATCTAGCACATAAGCGATCTTTTCATGTGACCAGCCGAGATTACGCAAGTCTAAAATCATGCGGGCAAAGTCTGGCGGTTTATAGCCGCGTCTTTGAACAATAAATTTCTTGGCTTTCTGACGTGCTGAAACAAAACGCGCGCGCGCGCGAGGTTCATTGCAATAAACACCAGAACTATCAAAAAACTCTGTCTGCGATAAAGCCGCACGTGAACGTAGAATTGATCCCGCCATGAATTAAATCTCCCAAACTTTTAGTTGGATTAATCCGCCTTTGACCACATCACCACGTCTAACTATCAGCTCGTCAAACTGCTCATCATCCACACACAGCCCACACTTCACTAAGCTGTCGATGGTCGCTTTAAGGTAATTGTCGATGTCACGACGCAGGCGGTTTGGAAAATGGAACGTCACATCAAGTTTTAAGCGTGCTGCTGTGTTGATTCGTGGTACCAACATACTGACCACATCATGAAAATCACGTGCTTTGTCGCTCAAATAACGGCGCTTTCCTGACGCTACCCAGTAATGATTCACGCTTGGTGGAATCGTCGCTATTTCACAATCCAAAATCGTTTTTTCTTGATGTGTTGTATTTTGCGCTTTAATCGCTTGTGTTGCGTTTTGTTGTGCGTCCTGTACCTTTGCATCATTTTGTAATTTAAATCGCTCTTGCGCTAAATTAGCTTTGTTTCTGTGCGCTTTTAGATGCGATTCGAGAATACTTTCGCTCCATCTCATGAAATTACCCCTATTTCGCGCTTGTTTCCCAAGAACAAATGCGTTGAGCGTCTTTGAATGTTGTGTTCATACTTCACCTACTCTTTCAATGACTGTTTTGATTGCTTTAAGCGTCATATCCTGATCAACTGGATTAATCAAAAGATTTTCGATTGCTTCGCATTTGCGCTTATACTTTTCAGCTCTTGCCGCATGATGCTTATATTTCTTATCAAGACCCTCATTAAATTGAAGCAATTCAGCGTGCTCTTGTTGAAGTTGCTCAAGTGTCATCTGCATGTATTCGCTCATACTTCACCGCCTTTGAGTGCTTGTTCTAACTCCTCGTACACACGCGGCATTGCTTTGTCAAGATCATTCATTTCAAAATGCTCTTTGATAAACTTAAGCAACATTACCAATCCATGTTTTTTGTGGCCTTCTTGATCCACGGTAGTCCAAGCCTTTTTGAGTTCCGCTTCTAATCCTTTGATATGGTCTCGCTGCAAACCACAACCAACTGTTAGTTCATCAATCCGCTTTTGCTGTTCTTGCCATGCATCACTCGCAATACGCACCTCTAAAACCCGATACACATCACCATCTTTGAGAAAAAGTGCATCACCGTGAATGAAACGCAAATTTGTGTAAAAATCTTGGGATTGAAACCACTCTTCAAAGTTATCCATTGCACGCACCTCTAAAACCCGCTTCGCCTCATCAATCCCAAACTCTGCTACAAATTTATGTGCTTTCATGCTTAACGCCCTCAATCGCTCTCATACCCTTTCTCATCATTTCGAATTGGATTTTTGAGCACGGTGTTTTACGGTTTTTAATCATCCCGATCTTTGTGCTTGAACAATTCATATAATTCGCCAAAGCCAAAGTTCGACCCAATTTCGCATCTAACCAATCACCCAACTCTTTCGCCTGCTCATCGCTAAGTCTTGGCATCTGTGCTTGAGGTTTTGCTCGACCACGCAACTTCACTTCACGATTGTTAAATTTTTGCTTTGGTGCAATACCAGTGAATCCTTGAATCACTGTGATTTGATTGCCTTGAGCCAGCCATTCTTCTACTGTTGTTGCTGTCATGGCTTAATCTTCCCCTCAACATTCAATAAGTCTTTAGTGAACTGCGTTGCTACATAAGTGCGATTTGAGTCTTTCTCGATATATCCGCGCTCCTTTAAATCAGCCAAATAGTTTTGAATCGTGTTAATTGACGCATCCATCACACACTCTTGAATGTCATGACTTGTAAAGGGCTTTGTTGCATGACCAGCAAACAACAAAATATCAAACACGTTCTGAAATACTTCGCATCGTTGAGCCACTGGTCGTGGGTTGTTGTTTTTCATGCCGCACCTCCTTGCTCTGTATTCACACTCATAAATCGGCAGATATCTAAACGATCAATGACACGCACTACACCACGCTTACCATGGCGGTTTTTAGCGACAATAATTTCTGTTATGCCGCTTGGTAATTCATCTTCGCTATTGAGAATTGGATGAGCCAAAATAATCTGATCCGCATCTTGTTCAATCTGCCCAGACTCTTTTAAATCTGATGCTTTTGGTCGTTTTCCTTTTTCTGATTCACGGTTTAATTGGGCCAATGCAATTACTGGGCAATTAAACTCTTTCGCCAGTGCTTTTAAATCACGGCTAATTGAGCTGACTTCTTGATAGCGGTCTTTTTTGCTTGGGTCGCGTACTAACTGCAAGTAGTCAACAACAATGCAGCCAAGTCGCTTATATTTGCGTTTGGCTTTACGTGCATATGAGTGAATTTCGGCGATTGTCGGCTTTTGCTTATCTTCAATATGAATAGGCAGTCGCTTGAATTGATCCTGGGCGCGAGCAAAGTCTTGAAGCATTCCGTCGTACAATTCAGCATTGTGAATGTTGTCGTATGGAATATCGGTCAATGCTGAGATACAGCGATTTGTCAGTGTTTCAACATCCATTTCCGCTGAGATAAACAAAACGGCTTCTTCATGTCTAAACGCAGTTTGCAAAGCCAACATTTGAGCAAGTGTAGATTTACCTGAACCTGGGCGACCACCAATCACACAGAAATGACCCTTTTGGATTGTGCCGATCAAGCTATCAAGATGTTTAAGATTGAATTGCACACCCGTGAAGGTTTTCTTAGTTCTGGCTTCGGCTTTCTCAATCAATCGTGTGCTTGCACGATCCAATGCTTCCTCAAAAGTGAAGCTTGATTTTTCAACCTTGCCTAAGGCGGTAGAACCATCAAGTAGATTTTCAGCAGCAATGTGAACATCAGGGATTGTTAAGTCTTGCGCGATCTGTGCAATGCTCTCTCCGATTTTTTGTACTTCGCGGTGCGCTTTGAATTTGTTTAGTTCGGCAGCATAGGTACTCAGATTGTAAAAGCTTGATGGTGAATCCTGTAGCAATCTAACCAGATATTCTTCACCGCCGACCAAGTGCAGGACGTTTTCTTGTTTGAGTTTTTGCTCAACCATCACCGCATCGTACGGCTTGCACTCTGTAGCAAGTTGCGATACTGCATTGAATATTTGCTTGTGTCGCTCAGAGAAAAAACAATCCACATCAAGATCACCACTTACCACTTCAAATGAGTTCTCAACGGTTATCAGTGCAGCAAGTACACATTGTTCCATGTTGATATTGTGAATATTGCTCATTACCAATCCCCCTTGTCTGCTTGTAGTTTTGAGAGATCAGGGGTAGATATCTGAGTTGCTTGTTGACGAATCTTTGCTTCGAGTTTTGTGTCGCGCTTAATCCATTTCACAAAATTGGAATACATCTGTGTTTCAGAAATTACGCCAGTGATAATTTTGTTTTCGTAGTGGGGATTGATTTCAAGTAGTAACTCGTCCACTTGTTCTTGATTGATCTTTGGTAATCCAGATCGTTGCAACCAAGAATTGAGTTGATGAAGATCTGGCTTCCAGATTTGTAAAACTTCATCGACTGGATTTTGCGTTTGCTCTGGCTGTGCGCTCTCTTTTAAAGTTTCTTTTTTATTTTCTTTTACAGAGTGACATTTGATGCTACTAGTTCTAGTATCATTTGATGTTACTAGTCTAGGTACATTTGATGTAACCACTTTCAATGCACTAGTATCATTTGATGTTACTAGTTCAACCGATAAACGATCATCAAAAGTAACTTCATATAAATTCGATTTGCCTTTCGTTTTTGTGATTTTAACTAGGCTATACTTTGCTAAATCTGCCATAGCTTTGCGGACAGTTCTATTGTCTTTAAATCCTGTTAATTTGAGAATTAACGACTCGCCTAGAGCTTTATTTTCTTCATGAAAGCCTTTGATGTGTCTGTTCAACAAAACCAGACACTTAATCGCTTCACCGCTAAGAACTGCCAAATAACCTTCGTCACAAACAAAATTAGGCAATGGTGTATAACCATCTTCTTTTTTGGACATGGCCTTTTGATCATTCCTTTTTGCTGTGCTTGGATGAATATCTACATTATCCAGAGACATAAGTTTCAATGCGCTCATACTTTCACCTCAGTCATAAACACACCAATTCGCTCACCCTCGCGCTTAAGATCGTCAAGCATGTCATCAAGGCCAAATACATTTACGCGCTCGATTAAGTGCCTAACGGTTGCTGCGTCCAGTGCGATCAAGCTTGAGTGAACACCTTTTCCAGCCAAAGCAACCGCAATCTCTTCCAACTCCTTATTGTTGGCGGAGAATATAAAATTAACGACATCATCAACATATATATCGACATCCACATCAACAGTAACGTCTACTGATTTTTCAACTGAAATTGATGTCATCACCCACCCCACGCAAAGTTTGCTAATTCAGCTTTAGCTTTCGCCACAGCTTGAGAATTTTTGAGTGTTCGATTTAATGCAAAAACCTCAAGCGCTTTTTGAAACAAACTAATCTTCCGATTTAGTTCAATGTCTGCTAATATTTGATAGTTCATTTGATTTATCTCACTGAACATAAAGCCTGATCTTGTACATCAGGCTTTTTCTTTGTCTGAATCCCCGCAAATCCCTTCCGATCCCTCTGAAATACAAACCTCAGTAGAGATATCCCGCACCAAAGCCTTTAATCCCAAGCGCTCAAAAGATTTTGCTTGTAAATTAAGTACATGCCACTCACCCACGATTTCTTTTTCAAGAAGAAAAGCAAGGTACTGAGCAAGGTCTTTACCCTTAATTTCAGCAAGTGTTTTTGCTCGTTCATGGATTTCAGGAGACAAACGAACATGCGTAGATTTTTTTTCGAGACTCATTTATGTGTCCTTATGCAGCACTATTTCTTTGAATATTTGGGTTTAAAAAAAGGTGTGGATATTCAAGCTTTACCTTTGCTGGTATTCCTCTTTTCATCCAGTTTTGAACCCGTTGTTTGTCTTTGTAGCCAAGCAGCTCAGCCACTTTTGTTGAGCCACCAAGCTTTAAGAGAACCTCTTTATCAGCTTCGATAGACATGATTGCCTCAAATAAACATTTGTTTAATACATAGTAAACGGTGTGTTTACCAGTGTCAAATCATTTGTTTAACACAAAATGTTTACTTTTTTGGATAATAAGCAAAATGACTCAATTGGATTTTGAAATGACCACTGAAACCCAGCCGCATCCTTCTGTTGTGAGGCTTTTGGAGGCTAGCGGAAAAACACAAGAAGAAACCGCAAAGTTGATTGATGAATCACCGCAGACAATTACAAACTGGAAAAGACGTGGAGTGTCTAAAGCTGGAGCCTTAAAGGCTGCAAGCAAATTCAATGTTTCTGCGAATTGGATTCTGACGGGTAATGGAGAGAAAGATAGTGCAGATATAACCAAAGTCGTTGAATGGGATTCAAGCACACCTGTTGATGATGATGAGGTTGAAGTCCCATTTTATAAAGAAGTTCTAGTTTCCTGTGGTTCTGGCTCTTTGGCTGAAATCATTGGGAATGAGACGCGCAAGCTTAGACTTAGTAAAGCGACTTTACGTCAGTATGGTGTAGAAAGCTCAAATGCTTATGCCTTAACAGCTTTTGGAGACTCTATGACGCCTATAATTAATAATGGGGCGACAGTATATGTAGATGTGGGACGCACTAGCATTGTTGACGGAAAAATCTACGCTATTAATCACGGTGGATTGTTTAAATTTAAGTTTCTATACAGGATGCCAAAAGGTGGTGTGCGAATTGTTAGTGCAAACAAGGATGAATATCCAGAAGAAATACTGACAGCTGAAGATATTATGGATCAGGACTTCTGTGTTGTAGCATACGCTTTTAATGTACAGAACCCGCTACCTTGATTTAAACAGTTTGTTTTCTATAGACCGCCATATGCGGTCTTTTTTTATCTTTATGTTTATCAACAAGAAAACAAAATAATAAACATTTGTTTAAATAATTAGTTGACTAAAGTAAACGCTGTGTTTACTATGATCTCACAATATAAACAAAACCCCTGCGAACGGTCAAATTCAAACAGGGGTTTTAAGAAGTGAGGTCATTATGACACAGAATTACGAAATTAAAAATCGCTGGACTGGTGAGGTCCTTTTCTCTTGTGAAATCCCTGACGGTATGGAATCGGGGATGATTGCGCGTCATGCGGTTGAGACTGCTATTGCTGATGGCGCGGATCTTCGGGGCGCGAATCTTCGGGGCGCGGATCTTCGGGGCGCGAATCTTCGGGGCGCGGATCTTCGGGGCGCGGATCTTCGGGGCGCGGATCTTCGGGGCGCGAATCTTTGGGGCGCGGATCTTCGGGGCGCGGATCTTCGGGGCGCGAATCTTTGGGGCGCGGATCTTTGGGGCGCGAAAAATGCACCGCTCATTATCACAACTTTACGCTGGCCTGTTGCTATCAATGGTGTTGGTTACATGCGAATCGGCTGTCAAAGCCACAAAGTAGAGCAATGGAAAGCTTTTACGGATCAAGAAATCAGTCGCATGGATAGTGATGCCCTTCAATTCTGGAATCAATACAAGGTCATGCTTTTAGCTGCTTGTGAAGCGCATGTGCATTCTGCTGAGGAGGTTGATCAATGAACAATAAAGACTACCAAAGCTCAGGCATGGCATACGCATGTGTCGTAGCAATCTTCTTCTCTCTCACAATTTTCGGAATGAAGGGTTGCGCTAAAGAACAGGACTATCAAGAAGCTAAGGCAAAGGCTTATCAACAGGAGTTCAAGAATGGCTCTAATCGTGATTTGGTTGTACTGCAATCTACTGCTAGCGATAAATTGGGGGTTGTTCGATGAACACTTTCTATAAGCCTGAGGTTTTTTCTTCACCGCAATCTAAATTACTTCATGAATTAAGCAATGATCCAGGTATATCTTGTGCGGTTGAGTACGCATTTCAGCGTGGCGACATTGGTGCGGGTGAATATCGTCAGTGGCAAAACCGAATCACAGAAATGGATCGTCAACGTACTGCTGCTCTGTTGGCTTCACTAAAGGCGTGAGGTGCGTATGGGCTTTTTATTCGATACAGATGATGAACTCACCCTTCCCCAACTCCGCGACCTTGTTGTACTGCATCGGAATGATGTGAATGATGCGAATTATGAGTCTACATATGAAGAACATGACGATCTTCACTTTAAAGACTCATCGGGGAAATTGTACAGATGGTTTTGCGGTTCGCATTGGGCAGAAGCTGCTTCTTACAAAGGTGAAATAAGACCAATCAAAAATCAATATACAGAACAAAGCTTGATCAGCGGTGCTGATGCTTTGCGCGCTTTGGCTGATGGGAAAGAGGTTGAGTATCTATATGGAACGCAATGGGAATCTGCAACTGGCAACCAAATTCTAATAAGCGCCTTCATAGGAGATAAGTTTAAGTTCCGCATAAAACCCCAAACTATCAAAATCGAGTTGGAAATTCCGAAGCCCTTTTTGCCGAAAGATGGTGACATGGTTTGGTTTATAAGCAGAGATAACACATGTGGCTATAGTCACGATGTGTTTGGTCATGGCCTTGAAGAAAAATGGATTCAGTATGGTGCTTGGCGCACTAAAGAAGAAATCAAAATCGTCGTTGAGCAGCTTCGCAAACTAAAGGGGCACTCGAAATGAATATGATGCTTCGTACTCCAAACTCGGAAGTTATTCGCATAATTTTAAACGAATACCACACCTGTAAAGCTTGTGGCTCAACAACTAAAAACCGTTTTTTGTGTGAAGGTGGATACATCTGGCAATGCAAATGTGGTTGTGCTCAGCGTGTCTGGTCATGCAGTAAAGACTACACAGATGCATTGAATTACGTTTTGTCGTGAGGTGTGTATGGGCTTGCTATTCAACACAGACTTTCTTGAGCAATTTGGGTGTTTTGCTGGCGAAGAATCGGAAGCCACGCACTACAGCACATTTGGCGGTTCTGAGTGGAAACTCTTAGTAAATAAAAGCCAGATTTTTTACTGGAATGCGCTTTCTAAATCGTGGAAAAAATGGCCCTTAACTTTGGCTCATTGCACACCAATAGGTGAAAAAGAGCCGAATTTTAGATGTGGGCCACAAAAGCCAATTGAACAACAAGTTATCAATATTGTTCGCATAGATCGGGATGTGTATTACCCGAACCGCGGACGTTCACATATAGTGGGTGATTAAGATGAACTCAAAAGTAAATGAATTACAAGTTATTGAACAAAACGCAATTATTGTTGCATTTCAAAAAGAAAATGGCATTCAAGATTTGTTTGATCGAATGGCAGAACAAGCGCGTTCAATCGTACCAGATGTCACCACAAAAAAAGGTCGTGATGCTATTGCCTCACAAGCTTACAAGGTAAGTAAATCTAAAGCCGCTGTAGATAATCACGGCAAGGATTTGGTTGCAGGTATTAAAGCTCAGGCTGCTGCAATTGATCGTGATCGTAAGGCATGGCGTGACCAGTGTGATGCACTGCGTGATGAGATTCGAAAGCCGCTAGATGACTGGGAGCAAGCCGAAAATGATCGTGTTGCAAAGCATCAAGCGGTAATTAGAGCCATTCATAGCTTGCATGGTGAAAACATCTTGAATAAAGAATCTCACGAGATTAAGGGTTATATCTTTGATCTTGAAAATACAGAAATTGATTCGTCTTTCGAAGAGTTCGAACAAGAAGCCAAAATCGCAAAATTGGAAACACTTGAAAAGCTACGCACTGCCCTGACTGCACGTGAAAAATATGAAGCCGAACAGGCTGAATTAGAGCGTTTGCGTCAAGCTGAAATTGAGCGCCAGCAAAAAGAACGTGATGAGGCTATTGCTCGTCAAGCTGCTGAAAAAGCTCAACGTGAAGCTGAACAAAAAGCCAAGGCTGAAGCTGATCGAATTGAACGTGAAAAGCTTGAGGCCATTGAAAAAGCTGAACGTGAAATTCGTGAATTTGCTGAGCGTGAAGCACGTCTGAAAGCTGAAAAGGAAGCTGCGGAACTGCGTGAAGCTCAATTAAAGCAACAAGCTATTGAGCAGGCTAAAAAAGCTGAAATTAAAGAAAAGCAAGCTATTGAGGCAGAACGTAAACGCATTGAAGACGAGCAAGCAGCAAAACTTAAAGCTCAGCAAGAAGCCGAAGCGGCACGTCAGGCAAACAAGGAACATAAAGCACGTATTTGTAATGAAGCATTAGCTGGATTGTCTGAAATCGGAATTAGCGAAGAACAAGGCAAAGCAATCATTTGTGCAATTCATGCGGGTTCTATTCCGCACGTATCAATAAAGTTTTGAGGGCTAAGACATGAATGCTCAAGTTAATTCTATAAACACGACAAATGCACTTGTTGAAATTCAGCATGAACTTAAAGCGCCTAAGGATAAATTTAATAGCTTTGGCAAGTACCACTATAGATCTTGTGAATCAATTCTTGAGGCTTTGAAGCCGCTACTTGTGAAGTATGGATGCACCTTGGTTTTAACAGATGAGTCAAAAGAACTATGTGGCATACCAGTCGTAATTGCTACAGCTAAATTTACTGACAGCAATGGAAAAGAAACTGTTGTAAAAGCCGAGGCTGGCGTAGAGGTTTCCAAAAAAGGAATGGATATAGCTCAAACATTTGGCACATCAAGCTCTTATGCACGAAAGTATGCTTTAAATGGGTTGTTTTTGATTGATGATTCTAAAGATGCTGATACAGATGAATATATTAATCAAACTAACAATTCAAAATCTCAGACTGTAAATAAGAGAAACATTACTGCTGAGGGTTTTAATGCTGCTTGTGGTGCGGTAGAGAGTGGTCAATGTACTGCTGATAAAGTCATTATGCAATATGCGCTAAGTCCAGAGCAAATAAAACATGTCAAAAGCTTAGGAGTGGCGTGATGAGACTTTACTTAATCCCTTACGCATTACGAACCAGATCTTATTTAATGATCGAGTTTAAAGAATGGTGCTTAAAAAAGAACTACGACATATCCAATGATTCTAATTTTAGCATCAAGAAGCCGAATGGTGTTGTTGGGCGTTCATTTAAAAATGATAAATGCAACAAGAACTTTTTATCAATATGCCGAGATTTTTTGATCAATGAAAAGGGTCACAAAATGATCGGTTGTAATAAGAGATAGGGTGGCGTGATGGTTGATTTAGAGAAAGAAAGAAAGGCGTTTGAAGAACAATGGAGACTTTTAGGAGGCCATTTACTATATGTTGAATGGACGAATGACAATATGTACTCGTTATCTTCATCTGCAAAAGTACTTAATAAAAATGATCAAATATCACTATTTAATACCATAAATACTGCATGGGGATTGTGGGTTGTTCAGGCTAAGCAGAATAAAACCGAAATCGACTCACTCAAAGCTGAAAACGCGGCTTTGAAAGAGAGGTTGCAAAAGATAGAGGATGGTGAGTTTGTGGTGGTGCCGAAATCAGAAATCGGAAACTACTATTTCGATGATAGTGAGTGCATTTACATTGATGAGCCTGATAGTTTTTTATCTGAATTAGATGTTGGTGAAGTTTGCGAAGTAAAGCGGCGAGATTATTTTGATCTACCAACTCAGTATGCAGCAAAAGTCTTCATAGATATTGACAATATTGAATGGAGGTTGTTTGAAAGCGAACTTGAGGCAGAAATTGCAGCAAATGAGTGTAAAGACAAGTTTTGGGGAGAGCAAGGAGATGGGGATGAATGAAAGAAAAATCAAAACCTGTGATTTTTGCGATGATGGTAACGGTGGATGTGTTTTTCCTTACTACGGCCTTGCACCGCACGTGCACACAAAACCTATTGATGGAACTGTCTTCACTGGTGAGATTCCTGAAAACTTTAGTCCAGATGAAGAAGAAGATGGTTTGGGTGTTTACACGCACTGCCCAAACTGTGGTGGCGATGGAACTTATGAAGGCACTTCGATTGAAGCTGAAGGGGGTTGATGTGGGAGCTTTAAAAATTGATACTGAGGCCATTTGCTATCTTACCAACCTTGTTGAAAAACTGGTAAGCCAAAAGGAAGAGCGTCGGATTGGTAGGGCTGAGTTTGCACATATGCTAAATATAGAACCTGAAACTTTGGATGCAAGAATTAGAGAGGGTCGTTATTCAAGACCCCTCAAAGACGGCAGAAAAAGTTACTGGATGCTCTCTTATGTACAAACTATAGTTAAACAAGATGAAAATTGATAATATAAGCCACCGCAAAGGTGGCTTTTTTATTTAATAAGTTTAGACACTTTTGAATTTGAGAGTACGTATGAGAGTATGATTTCATACCTCAAATTAAATTTCTATATAATTCAA